TTTACCCAAGCCGCTTCAAGCGAGGCGGCTTCAATAAAGAGTTTTACATCGTTCTTTAAAAATTTGAAAGCGTAGTAACCGCCCTTCAGGTAGGCGCAAGCCGATAGTAAGACATCGCAAGATGGGGGAAATCGAACAAACGGTTACAGGTAGAGGCCGCCGAAAAGATAACGGCCTAGCGAGATACAGCCCCTGCAACAGGAGGCTTATTAAAGCGGTTGAGAACGACTGCTTTAATAAGCAAACAACTGCAACAAAAGGAAAACCAAATGATTACTTTAGGCGCATTACAAAGCCAATACGACCACATGATGCCATATGAGGCTGACTATGACGACGAACGAGTGGAACAGATTGTCGAGGACTACCTGAAAGAGTGGTCAGCGGCCGACCTGCTGGAAATCTTGAGCGGAAATATCTTAAGAGGTGCAGAAGAAGCCCTTGAGCGAGAGGCCATCAAGCAATGCAAGCAAGAGATTGCAGAAGCTCAGGCGGAATATGAGTACAACCTCAGAACATGGAACGACTAGGAGAACAGCATGAAATACGCAATTCGCAGTGTTTTGGCCGTGTCAGCAATCACAATCGCGGCTTGTAGCTTTTCCGGCAAATCCGAGAAGCCGGAAGAGCCTGAAACCATCAGCCAAGAAGCACAAATTGAACAAACATATGAAGCCATGCCGGACGAAGTAAAGGTCATGGGAGACGCAGAAGTAGGAGGTTGCAAATGATGATGACAGTTACCAGTCTTGTAACACGCCCTAAAGACATCAAGCCCAAAGGCATTAGACACCAGCAATCGCCAAGCGTACGAATGAAGCGCGAGGGCAAGTATTGGATTGTATGGCGTGAAATTGAGAGTTTCTCATGCGGTCAACCACTTATGCACCCAAAAGCCAGAATCAAACGCAAACGCGCCGATGAAAAGAAATTCCGCACAATGGAAGAGGCGGAGCAGTATTTGAAATCACTCTTTGAGGTGTGAGATGTGTCAGGAACTGATGTTTTATTGCCAAGTCATGCAAGAACTTGAGCAAAAAGAAAGCATGGAAATCAACAGCTTAACCAGTAAAGAAAAATTCATTTGGAGATTAAAAAATGAGCGTATCGGTTTTTATTCTTGGAGAGAGCGGAACAGGCAAAACCGCCTCAATGCGAAACCTTAACCCTGATGATGTATGTTTGATTCAGGCAGTTAAAAAGCCCCTGCCATTTCAACCGAAAGGCTGGAAAACCGCCGCCGAAAAGGACGAAAAAGGCAGTCTGAAGAAAGTGGGAGATTCAGGAAATATCTACATTACAGACGATTCCCAACAAATCTGCACGATTCTGCAAAAGACAAGCAAAGACATCATCATTATTGATGATTTTCAATACATCATGGCAAATGAGTTTATGCGCGGCGTTACCGTTGAAGCCAAAGGCAATGAGCAATTTATGAAGTTCAACCGCATTGCCAAAAACACATGGGATATTCTTCAGACAGCCAACGCCTTGCCGGAAAACAAGCGCGTTTACATCCTTTCCCACACACAGACAGATGATTTTGGGAAAACCAAAGCCAAGACAATCGGGAAACTGCTTGACGAGAAAATCACACTGGAGGGCTTGTTCACCATTGTTTTAAGAACGCAGGCAGTCAACGGCAATTACAGCTTTTTAACCCAAAACAACGGCGCAGACACCGTAAAAAGCCCAATAGGACTTTTTGAAAGTCAGCAAATTGACAACGATTTAGCGCAGATTGATTCAGAAATCTGCACTTACTACGAAATCCAATCGAAAGGACATCAAGATGTACAAGCTCAATAAACAAGACGCAATCGCCTACGACCAACGCGGCGGCTATATCAACCAAGCCGGTAAATATGTGGTAACAATTGAATCAGCCGTGTTTCACGTTGGCAATAACGCCAATGGCCGAAGCGAAAATCTGAAACTGTCTGTTATCGACAACCAAAAACGCAAAGCGACATTCTTCATCAACACCAGCTATTCCAATGGCGTACAAAATGAGGGCGGATTGCGAACCGTGAGCGCAATCTTGGCTTGCTTGCGAGAACACAACAGCGGCGAACCAACACCGGCACAGGTAAAAGAATACAACCACGACACCAAGCAGGAAGAAGCGGTAATGCGTGATTGCTTTACCAAACTGCACGGCAAACAGCTTGGCATTGTCGTTCAGATGGTGCATGAAGATGGCCGTGAAAACCCATCACCGAGCCTGTATAGCGTGTTTGAAGCGTCAAGTGAATTGACGGCAGGCGAAATTATGCGCGGCGAAACACAACCGGCACAGCTTGGCAAAATCATGGCGTACATCGCAAACAAGCCGCTTGTAGATAAACGCAAAAACAGCCCTGTTCCACCTCAACCAACACGCCAACCAGCACAGCGACCAACAGCACCAACCGCGCCGGTTGATGATATTGATAGCGACATCCCATTTTAACCAAGCAAAGGCCGTCTAAAGTTTGGACGGCCTATAGAAAGGGCATTGTATGAATATCACACTTTACCAATGCGCCGCCGACGTGCAAGAGGCTTTGGACTACCACTTCGACACAGAGGCAGAGAGAAACGATACGCTGGAAGCCGTTATCGGTCAGTTTGATGTTAAAGCTCAATCCGTGATTGGCTACATCAAAAACCAAGAGGCAACGGCGGAAATGCTTGAAGAACATATCAAGCAGATGGGCGAAAAACTCAAGGCTATCAAGGCGCGTAATCAAAGCCTTAAAGACTATTTGGAGCGCAATATGCTTACCGCCGGAATCAAAGAGATTAAAGCAGATGATGGCACTTTTAAAGCCTCATTCCGCAAATCCAAAGCGATTGACGTTTTCGATGAAGCTCAAATCCCTGCTGAATTTATGCGTGAGCGTGTAACAGTCGTTCCCGATAAGACGGCAATCAAAAAAGCAATCGAAAGCGGCCAAGAAGTAGCAGGCGCGAAGATTGAAGAACGTTTGAACTTGCAGATTAAATAACCGACCATTTTAAGGAATAAAAAAATGACTGAATATATTTTCAAAATTTCTGCCGATGATGTAGGCGTTGACTTAGAAGCGCCTGATATTAACCCAGCACATGAAGATAACGTACCTGAAAAATTGCTTACTTATCGGCGGCATTAGTATCAATTTTTATTAACGATATTTCAAAACATATCAAAGAAAATCCAAAAGGTTTTATTGTTAGTGCTCAAACCATGATTAATAACGCAAAGTTCCTCAAAGGGAAAGCAAATTAATCAACCACAGGCAGACGGCCTAAAACGTCCGAGCCGTTGAGAGGACGGCGTAACAAAAGGAAACAAGGCGATGAAAGCAAGCGAAATGTTAGCCGCGCGTAAGGCGGCGAAGAAAGAACAAGCCGTCAAAAAATATGCACGAGACAACATCGGCAACCAACGCGCCGACCGCAATAAACTGGCAAATATTGCCGTAATCCAAGTGCAAAACAAGCTGTCATTGCGTAGCGGCGCACCTCAAGACTTAGACAGCAAGTTGACAGAAAATATCAAGAATCTCATGCACTATCAGGCGTTGGTTTACGACAACGACCGAACCAGTTTAACCGTGTTTGAGAAACTTGTCCGCGCCATGCGTGTTGTTGCTTGTATTTACTCAGACAGCGATTTGAGCAAGACGACAAACGAGGCTCAGGCGGCGATTGAGCAGTTGCAAGAATCAGACGACCTATCGCCGAATCAACGCCGTGAGATTCTGAAGCCTGTTCTTCTCCTGACTGAATATCAGGAAGCATACGGCGAAATTATCCCAGAACGTACCGTCTCAAAAATCGGACTGTATTGTGCCAGCGTACAAATCGCCCTGTACACAGCGAGCCTATACAACCGCAAGAAACGCTATATTCAGGCGTTATTCGACATCATCAACGGCGAATCGTTGCGAGCCATCGCCAAGAAGATAAACGAGAAAGAAAACGTTTTGCGCGAAGAAGTATTAAATGCCGCTTGGCACTTCTTTCGCGTTGCAGAGTGTAACAGTGCCGTCCAGCCGGTAAACAGTATCCCCGAATTGCGACAAGACGGCTACAAGGTGCTGGCAGACTTTGACCGCCTGAAAGATTTTATTCAGACGGCCATGCAAAAAATCCTGATTCCGTTTGAGCAAAACACAGGAATCAGCCTGATCAATTACAACCAATTCCGCAAAGACTTGGTACAAGCGGAAATTATCTAGGATTATCAAATGGATATTCAAGAAATCATCGAATGGTTTAAAGCGGCCAAGCCAAAACCGACAGAAAAAGACAAAGCCACTCAAATCGGCTGTCACTTCGAAGAAGTTTCAGAAATGATGTGGGCGCTATCGTGCAACAATATAGCGAATAAAACATATGAATTTTCAGAAGAATTTTACACATCTTCCGCCATCGATAAAGATATTGATGGCAAATTTGTAGAGTTGCCACAAAACTGGGAAATCGACCTACTGGATTCCCTTTGCGACCAAATTGTAACCGCAATCGGCGTAGGCTACATGATGGGCTTTGATATGACAGGCGCATTGGACGAAGTGAATAAATCCAACTGGAGCAAATTCAAAGACGGCGTACCGGTATTTGATGAAAACGGCAAAATCGCCAAAACAGACGGCTACTTTAAGCCTGATTTGTCGAAGTTTTTAAATAAAAATAAGGAGTTATAAAAAATGGAAAATGGGATTTTGACGAATAATCCGCGCATATCAGACTTAATCAGTCGATTGGAAGAATTGAAGGCAGAGCATGGAGACTTGCCAATAACTCACAAACCTCTGCGGGGTGGAGTTGTGTTTGCCGATGTAATGGGATTTAAAGTTGCCTATATTAGACCTAAAGAAAAACGTGAACGAACATGTGCTTACCGTATCGGAGCAGCCCAAGAAGGCGATTTGAAGGTAGTGAAATTTTAAAGGGAAAAAGATGAAAGCCTACAAAATTATGAACTACGAGCCAAACGGCAGCGACGTGCAAATCGGCAAAATCATCGCAACGGCAGACGGCGAAGCAGTCCTATGCGCCGGCGGCTGAATAACTACCAATCCGACAGGCGGCGGAAATACCGCCTGATGAAGATTAGAAAGGCAGGCAGAAAATGAGTAAAAATTCAAAGCAGCGAGAATTTACATTTAAATATAAGTTCGGCGGTAAAGATTGGTCGGCATCCGTATTTGCTGACAGCGTCGAAGAGGCGAAGCGGAAGATTCGGGCGCAGGCTGCGGCGGTTTATGAGGGCGAAATTGTGGCAAAGGTGCCCGTGTTGTATGGGGTTTCTTTTTTTAAGCGTTTTTTTAAAAGATAGGCAGGAAGAAAATGAAATTACTCAAAATGAAAGAAGTAATCGCGCAAACAGGTTGCGGTAAGACAAAGATATATGCAATGATTAAGGCTGACGAATTTCCGCGCCCGTACAAGATTGGGATGGCCTCAAGATGGCGTTCCGACGAAGTGGAAAACTGGATCAAAACGCGCCCAGTTTCTTAACAGAAAATCAAAAGCGGGTATTAAATCGGGTATGATTCAGGCGGTAATAACAAAGATTCTTTAATTTACAGTAAGTTAGATTCAAAATGCTTTTATTCATTGAAAAATGTTATTGCCGTTCGCAATAGTTCGTATTGAATCTTATCGTTTTGAAAAATCTGAATTAAACGCTACTTCTTGTCCGTTCTCGTTCGTTTCAGTGCGTGGCAATCCTTGAAAAAAGTGGGTATGATTTGGGGTATCCCCTCACACATACCCGCTTTTTTTATGCTCAACGATACCCAAATACGCAAGGCGAAACCAGCCGAAAAGCCTTATAAATTAACTGATTCCAACGGCCTTTATATCGTAATAAATCCGAACGGCTCAAAACTGTGGCGTTATCGATTCAGAATCGATGGCAAGGAATCCGTTTTTTCAATCGGCGCATATCCTGAAATCTCGCTTGCTGAAGCGCGTGAGAAGCGCAAGGAAGCGCGGTTACTTGTTCAGCAGGGTATTAACCCAGCCAAAGACAGGGCGGATAAGAAACGCCAAAATACGCGCCAAAACAAAAACACGTTTCAAGCGATTGCCGAAGAATACTTTGCAACCAAGACAATCAGCAGAGGCAGTATTAAGGCCGCGCAGAGTATGCTTGAGCGTTATGCCTATCCGATTATAGGCGACACACCGATAACCAAAGTAACGCCGCGTCAAATCATGGAGTGCCTCGATATATGCAAAGACAAAGGCGTTGTCGTTTCCGGCATCTATACGCGCCAGCATATGAGCGCAGTGTTTCTATACGCTATCCGCACAATGAGGGCAGAGGTTGACCCTACTCTTGCGTTTGCCGGTTATCTCAAACGCCCAGAGATAACCCACGCCAAAGCGATGACCGTTGAGCAAATCAAGGCGTTCAAGAAAAGCCTAGAAAACTATAACGGCTCATTTGTCGTTAAAAAGGCCGTGCAGTTGCTTTTATACACAGCCGTCAGGACGATTGAAGCAAGGCGGGCGGAATGGGCTGATATTGACCTACAGACAGGGATTTGGCGTATTCCTGCCAATAAAATGAAGAAATCACGCCTGCACATCGTGCCGTTATCTTGGCAGGTTGTAGAGATTTTGAAAGAGTTGCAGGCGTTCACTGGTTCGGGTCGGCTACTATTTCCAAACAGCAGGCGGCCTGACGATATGATTTCAGCGACAACCATCAATCGGGCTTTAGAGTATATGGGGCTAACCATATCAGGCCATGACTTCCGCGCGACACTTGCGACAAACCTGTCTGAAATGGGCTACGAGCATGAGCATATCAAGGCACAGTTTGCCCACGCCAAAGACAATCAGACAGACGCGGCATATTTTCACGCGAAATTCATTACGCAACGCAGGCAGATGTTGCAAGATTGGGCTGATTTTATAGATAGCCTATAATTACTCCATTCGCATTAAATGGCTGAAATTATTGGAATATTTGAAGAATAAATGAGAAGAGGCCGTGCTGCTGATGGCGGCGTATTGGCGGCCACCTGAGATACTGGCGGTTTTGAAATGACTTGCAGGAGATTGTTGGATTGGATATAGTGTAAATTCATCATAACTACATGAAATAACGCTATATTATGTTCTCATTCTTTACGGTTAAAGCCAAGAATACAAAAGAAAAAGTGCTGTTGGAAATTGACGAGTTAGAGAAAGTGTTAAAACTTTCCAAGAAACTGACCAACAAGCAAATTGGGAGATTGGCTAAATACTTGCGGAAACACCCGCCTGCTGAACGGTACAATTTGATTTATGCCGATATTCAGCAGGCTTTGGCAACCGATGAAACCATTCCTAGCGATTTTAATGTTAAATCGATTCAGGTAGAAATGAGGATTGCCAAATTTCGTGCCGGGGAAATGGTAAGTCGGGAGAAAAGCAAAAAGGCAGGGATTACACATGTCTCTATTACCTTCACACCGGATATGGAATATTGTGAAACAGCACAACAATACCGCAAAAAATATGACGGCAAGGTCGTGAAACTGGGAAGTGCCCCAATATTTCCGCTGATTACCTGCTATAACTGCAATAATTGCACTAGATTTGTATTGGTGAAACCACTTATCAAAGGAT